CGTTGTCCAGAAATCGGAATATAAGTTAATGACCCGTTGCTTTTCTTCGGCCGCTAGTTGAATTTTTTCAGATAGTTCACTGAGCGCCGCTTCGGCTTTCTCTTCAACAGTTGGCCCCGCAAGTTCTCTTGCTTCTTTTGCACTAATCATTAGAAGTCCTCCTCACCTTGGTATACATCAAACACAAAGATACCTCGTGCTCGAACAGCCTTTACAACTCGTGGGCGATCATCAAACCACATATTAGGCAGTTGACCGTAGTCATCCACGATGTCATCAATGATCCCATCTTTTACAATCGAATCATTACGGAAGTCACCTTCCTTACGCATGTAGAGTTTAGAAGTGTAGTTCCACAGGTTATTATCCTGAAGCCATTTCATAGTCTCTTCACGGGTTCGATCACTACGACCGCTTGTAAAGATAATGGTGTTGCCCGCGGCCTTCAGGCATTGAAACACCTCAAAAGTCGGTTCGATGCGAGTATCATTTGGAATGCCAGCATCAAATGCTTTCCAGTTCTTGGGCTTTGACCGAACATAATCAAGACGGTGTGTCAGGTCAGCAACGGTTCCATCGATGTCCATTACAATCAAACTCATGGTGTATCCTTTCATTATATAATACTATTATAGACTATTTTTGAGGAAGTGTCAAGAGTTTCGATTGATAGTAAAAGGTTTCATTCTACACAGTTTCCTTCAATAATTTGTTTACCGGCTGCGATACATTCTGATTTAAGCGCACTTGCGTGTTCAATGTCACTTATCATGAGATATCCCATACCCCACATAAAAAATGCGCACAGCGCAATAAAACTAAGTGGGACGATTTCCCTAGTGATATTATTCATTATTAACTTCCTTCATATTCTTTTGATTCTGCGAATACACCTCATACAATACCTTTAATGCATCATACATGTTTCCGCTATCGTGGGTGGATATTCATATCCTGCTTCAACAGCAAGCATTGCCTTCATGTGGGCATTTAAGATTTCTTCAATAGACATGTTGGAAATTCCTTATGCTTGGTAACCAAACGCATCAAAGAGAATGTCCAGAACATCGTCAATGAATTCGCGATCTGTTGACCAGAGCTCCATGGAGTTGGCGTTGAGGCAATGCTTGATGGCGCTGATTTGACTATAGCGGGCTGCGCTGAGGGGAGTATTTGTGGAAACCATTTTGGCGATTTCGTAGCGGGTGATCATAGCACATCTTCTTTTGATATATTAGTTATACCATAATGCCTACAGTTGTCAACCCTAATCCAAATTATTTAATGTTAATGTCTTTCGAACCCACTCGATTTTTTGTTCTCTATCCCAACTACGAAGATAGTCATTGTCTCTATCAAAGAAGGTGATCATTTCATCCTCAGAACACTCATAAATATCGGAGATTTGCTCGCCCATGTGAAGCTGTGAAAACTCATCACATTTTTCCATAGTAACAATATCCATAGCATTCATTGCTTGCAGATCATTTTTGTGCATCACATAACGATGGCGAAAGGATGACACGGTTGTTACAACTACATAATCTTTGGTCATGATGTTATCCTATGTATTAATAAAGGTTGTAAGAGCAAAGGCATATTCGATAAAGTCCATTATACAGCTTTCTCAATCTTAATTTCTTCTTCGGCAATCATGTAGTAATCAGGAACAGACCTGTCCTGAAAATCATTAAATGAATTTATGTGATCCCGAAATTTCTCTGCTGCTTCCATATCATGGAACTCATGCTTCTCGGTTTTTGATCCCCAGCCACTTTCTGATTCAAATGTGGTAACGATAAATGTGCTCATGGTCATCTCCTTTTGATATATTAGTTATACCATAATGCCTTACAGGTGTCAATAGTTAAATGTCCTTATTAAGACTCTTTCCTTACAAGGTTATATTCAACACCATCAATAGTGATAGTGATAGTTTTATTCAAACAAGGATTAATGCGTTTCTCATGCTCTTCTTGAGTCATTTCGATACCATTGAGATACCAGGACTTCTCGCCATCGGCACATTCAGTCGCTGGTCCATCTTCGCGATGCAGTTTACCATTGAGATACCAGGACTTCTCGCCATCGGCACATTCAGTCGCTGGTCCATCTTCGCGATGCAGTTTACCATCGAGATACCAAAACTCGGCGCCATTAGCATGTTCAACAGCCGGTCCATCTTCACGATGCAGTTTACCATTGAGATACCAAAACTTGGTGCCATTAGCATATTCAGTCGCTGGTCCATCTTCGCGGTGAAGTTTGCGATTAAGATACCAATACTTGTTGCCACTGCTGAATACTCTTACTGTGTATTCTATCATTGTTTATCTCCTTTTGATATATTAGTTATACCATATCCAATATTGAATGTACATAGTTAGTTCCACAAATTTTCATAATATTTCCCAAATAGCCTAAAGCCATTGCTCATCCGAGCTTGGTGTGCTTTTCGGCCAGCCTCATCATTTCTAGTCATTTTTAGTTTGAAGAGAGCATCTGGATCATCCTCGAAGTCGTAGTAATCAGCTTCCCAATCATCTTTACACTTTTGTTCGAATGCCCAGATCATTTCATCTAGAATCCAATCCCAACGTTTGAAGTGATTATCATCAGCATCACCTGTCTCATTGGCTTTGTCGATTTGTGCCTTTGTAGCCCTAAGCTCTTTCGGAACATCTTTCATTTCAGTCCAAGGGGCACCCTGCTTTGATTCTTTAAGTTCAATCAACATTGGATGAATAATGTAAGAGAGTGTGTGATCCATACTCCAAACATCTGATCTGTCAATGCGAACACTGATATTTCTAGTAGAACTTCTATCGATGATTCTGTTGATGGTATTATCATAGAATGATTGTAGACACATCTCGATTTTATCAAGGGCAAACTCAAAGCGAGTGCTATTGTCCTCCCATTTGAACTTGCCGCCATATTTGCGATCCATATAGTTCTCATGGATATTGCTTACCACATGACTGCGATATGATCCGATCTTAACTTTCATTGTCATTCCCTTGTGTTATATAATCAGCTAGAAAGTGAGCGAATATTAGAAGAGCAAGTGCGTCCGCGCCTCGGGCTCCTCCATGCACCAGCGTAAAAGTTCTTCCTGCCAAGGTAGCAGCTTGTAATGCTTTGTCAAGGACTCCAAAGAGTCTTTCTCTGTTGTCATAGTCTCTTCCTCCACACACCACTACTACAAATTCAGACATTACGAACAATCTCTACCATATCAAGGTCTCGGTTCGTGAGATTTGTGCCGTCTAAGTTCCAGCAATATTTGTAAACCTCTTCAAAGAAAAAGTCCTCGTTGGTTTCATCTTCCGAAACTGTATATTCCGGACGAACCAATGTTCCGTTGCGAAGTTTAACCCAATACTTGCGCGGCCAAAAGCTTCTCGCGATAATTCGAATGTTGGCAGTAAAGTCGTTGAGTTCGTCGCGGGACGTAGTAGCAGGCACAAGATCACGTTTTTCCATATCAATATCCTCTTGATATAATTACTATACCATATAAAAAATCAAATGTAAACCCCTAAATCACAAACCGAACCATTCTTTCGTGAAAACTACATTACTCGACAGAGAGGCGCAGTTTCGAATTAATTTAAAAATTTCTGCTCTATCATATCCAGCAAGGCCAGTTCCAAATGGAGTAAGGAGAAAAGTATCATCTGGATTATCCGCGGCATATACAATAAATTCAGCGACAAAATCGCCAATTCTATCCAACGACAAAACGTTTAGTTGATATCCTTTCGTCGGTATAGCGTATGCATTGCCAGTGCGACCTTCGCCTACACCATATTTAGTGCCATAATGCTTCTTGGCATAGAGCGCGCCGCCCTTTCCATGTCGACCGGCAAGATTGGAGCCAAAGACAAAAACATTACTCATCTATACACTCTTTCTTTGTAATGCATAAATTTTGATTTGTGGCCAGACAAGCAGTCATTGCATATTACGATGTTTGCTTTAGAGCCATCCATAGGATCAAATACGCTAGAGCCGTAGTGACCGTATGTCACAAATGCTGTGCCGTTCAAAGGATGAAACTCAGGCTTTCCTTCTGGATAGGCCTCGTCTCAGTTAGGTGTTTCTTGCTCACATACAATACAGTGTATCTTCATTTTGAATCAATCCATATGTTATAGTTTAGAATTGCAGAGGAAGCCGATTTGGACCCGTCTTCAAACACAACATCATACTCCCGTGGAAGATCATAGTCATCCACAAACTTTTCTGCCCGTTCCATAGATGTTTGATATGCTCGGCGTGGTTGCTCATCGTGCCATACGGGTAACCAACACCCTTTGATGGCATAGCCTTGCGATTTGATTTGACCACTCAATAGCTCAAAGTCTGCCAGCACCATTACATATTTACCTTCATCCTCAATGGCATATGCTTGCTGCATATCATCCCACCGCCGCTTATCAAGCTTGGCAAGATGTAGTTTCTTTTTAAATGCATAATACAGCGCTTTCATAGAAACTCACTCTCACACATAATAATACGAAGTTCTCGCATAGTGTCCTCGCAAGACCTTCCCTTAACAAATGTCATCACTTCACTTTCCTCTGAGTAATCGGCACGAGGACAGGCATATGCCACGATCTCATGATTGACCATTTCTTCAAGTGAAATCTGAATATCGTTTTTAGTAAAGAATTCAATATCCTCTGGAAAGATGTTTGACATTTCAATCTCACGCATAGCGCCCTTGGGTCGAGCATAGTGTCTGACAGTAAGCGTATTAGTCATCACTCAAATCCTTCAATTCTTTTAATACACGTTCGATTTTTGTTGTTTGATCTACCCGACAAGACCGAATAACAGTAGGACTAAACATTCGTCCTTCATCTGTTTCTTCCCGGTAATCAAGAACCTCAAACAACTCTTTGACTAGTGATTTGTATTTTAAAGCGCTCATTCGTATCCCCTCTTAACTTCATCGGCAAATCCATTTGCGAAATCTTTACCTTCCTTGTCACACGCAAACCAAACACCAAATATTGAAGCAACAGCAAACGCAAGGCGCACTAATAACCACCAGTCAACAGTAGCCAGTTGTGCAGCACTGGGTAAAGTCCAATTTACAAAGGAGACAAAGGCTGCGAATGTGAGGCCAAGCCCCGCTATAATGAGCATAAAGATCACAGTCATCAAGAAAAATGCCAAAAAGTGTCCAAGTAGTTTCATTCCAAAATCCAATTCATGTTAAGCCAGTCAGTATCTTCTGGCATCATTTCAACTTTGTCACCGTGTATCTCTTGTAGTTGATTCCAAGTGCTCGCTGTATTCATACGGAGACGATATGCATCTTTATAGCAACGATACACCGAACCAGAAAATCCTTCAACGAACCAATAGTCTTCGTGCTCTTCGTCTTGAACAAACTTTGTGATTCCGCTATTCAGTCTCCAAGAGTCGCCAGAGAGATAACCACCAGAAGTTCCTACTAGTAGTCGGTAATGCGGATCGTCACCTTTAATTTTAATAACAACCCAGTTATCACAAGTTCTAATCATCGTAGCCAACCTCGTCTGCTTCATCATTCAAATCACGAACGGCATTCTTAAACTCTTCATGAGTCAACCAACCATTAGACATCTCTTCTTCAAGTTGTTCCATTGTGCTGTCATACCAAGTATTCATAATATATTCTCCATTTGATATAGCTAGTATACCATATTTGAAATAGAATGTAAACCCTTTATTTTGACTTTTTATTCATTTGATCTTGAATTTCACGGGCAGTTGCTACTCGGTCGCTGTCAAGCTTCATCGGCTCATTAAACCAAGGCAATGCCAAGATTGTTTCTTCATCAGGAAGATATTGCGAAATCAAATCAGGATCAAGAACATAGTTGTCACCTTCTGGATCAACATCAAGCAACAGAACACCAAAGACGTAGAACCGCTTACGGTCAGTGAGACAAATGGCATCTGATTTTTGAACACCAGGACCAGCCCATTCACCATAGATGATTACGTTCTTGTCTGTCTTCCAATCAACGTTAGATGCCCAAAGAGCAAATCCAGCATTATCAGAACCAATAGCCAAATCCGAGGTTCGTTTCTGGCAGTCACTTGACCGTCAACAATGCGAATACCAGCATTGGTTCCATGCAACTTGATCTTTGAACGCATAAGCACTTCGCCAATATCAAAGCGCAGCGCTTTATACCATACATCCGAAAACTTTTCAATTGATGTAAATTTCTTAAATTCGTTAGTCATCCATATTCTCCAATACAAGACATTTATTGTAGTCAATCACATAGCCACAAGCTCGTAGAAAGTTCTGAAATTCCTCAAGGACTTCATCGAGGGTAGCATCATTATCAATTTCCATTTCGATTTTATTTACGAACGGAGTGTGTTTACTAAACTTAATCATTTCATTTCAACATCCACAAATTTGCCATCAACAATTTTCATATACTTTACAGGAGCGCTTAGATTACCTACACGCCTCATATACGCACGTCCGCCGTCAACAGCGCAGCCACTTCCTTCGACATTATGAAAGTCGTGACGGTGTTGACTGTATTCCCAACCCTTAAGACCTTCAACCATACCAAACTCAACATCTTCAATGTTATCAGCGTTACTAATCAACAGATGACCGAGAGTGTTTCTAATCAGTCTGAAATAACGATTGCCAAACTCAGGATGAGGGGTTGCACGATAAAAGATATCACCAGCAACCGATTCTCCTCCGATAGCAGAAGTGCAAACGTATTTTACCTCAACGCCATCTTTATCAGTATAAAATTGCTCGATTGCATTGATATCGAAGAGTGGTTTGTGATTAATATTCATAGCTTATACCATTTCTTTTTTCGAGCAAATAGAAACGCCAGAATGGCCTCTTTGCTATGACATAGTGGAAGGAGCCTTGGTGATCAACAGTGTTCATTGATCGTTCTCCATTGAATCTAAATCATCAAGAATAAGACGCTTCATTTCATTGGCTTTACTGTAGGCGTCAATGGTTTTTACATCAACGTAACCATACTCCAAAAGAGTTTGTCGGGCTGAACGTTGCAACTCAACGTATTTCAAGAATTTGCTTTTCAATGACATAGATTACCTCCATTTGATTTAATATACTATACCACATCTTATCTACGATGTACATAATTAAAATGAAAAAAAGGCGCTAAAGTTTCCCCTAGCGCCTTAATTTATCTGCTACCTGATAGCCCATCGGGCATTCGTATGTTGAACAAACATATCCAGTCGAAGCCTTAAACTCCATGCCACAGCTCATACATTTACTAACACCAAAATCAGGATCAATGTCATATGTGGGGCGTGGTGGAAATAAAGGAACCTGCTCGTATTTTTCAATCCAAGTATCGAGTTTCTTGTCGATACGCTCGATGGCAGCAAGAATTCTTTCATGCTCAGTCATTACGTTCTCCCCAGCCCCAATCTGTTACAACAGGAAACCTTGGCATGCCATCTGGCGTAGGTGTAAAGTATCGAACAGTTGCCCAGTCAGGACATTCTTTCTCCATCAAGGCTTTCAGAGTGGCTTGATTACCACGAACACCGGCACCACATTCTCGACCATCATCAAGCTCAATCACAAAGCGCTTGATGTGTCCAGACCAGTTACCTAGACCTTCTTCTACACGCATGACCTTAAACTCTCGATCAAGAAACTCTTTTCGCTTAATCAGAAACTTAGAACGTTTACCTTCATACACTCCATTGACACGAACCATCTGTCCTTCATAGCCATCTTCGAGGTATTGCTCATAGTATTTGTCAATTTCTTCTAGTGACCCAACTCTCCACGTTTCAACAGCTTTAACCATAGTTGTTGCATACATATTGGCCAGTTCGTCCATGATCCACGTAATACGATCACTAAAGAATGGGTCTGTGCCATAGAAGTTTTTCATATCTTCAGGACATACTGCCATATCATATACGTGATACTCTACAACTTCTGCGGACTCTGCAAGGTCTTCTGCGGTTGGTTTAGTCTTACGAACCAGTGATACAATCTTATCGAAGTTGTTTTTCAGATCATGGTTATACAACTCACCATCAAGAACAGCGTCAGGATAATCAACAAAGAATGGTTTGAGTTGCTTAATGATATGGTCGCAACCAAGGATAGGTTTAAAGCCGCGTGTCCATAGACCATCAGCACGAGCAAGGCAGCGAATGCCATCTAGCTTTGGCTGCGTGCAATATTCACTGGTCTCAAAGAAAAGTTTAGCATCTTCAAACTTGATAGCCAACATTGCCTTTACTTTGTCGAACGAATCAATGGCTTTGATGTCGCTAAAATAACCATTCTTGATTTTCTTAATCATTTCTGCATCAGCTTCAAACTCAGCCTGTTGGTTTGCAGTAGTAGCATTTGCCCGGCCGACATTTTTCGGTTTAACAATCTTCCACTCGGATGTAACTTTCTGACCATCTACAAGTCCAGAGATTGTCCGCCAACCTGCTTCGCCTGTATCTAGATCAAAACCGGTCTCATAGTTCCACACACGAACTTTGCCTTTGCTATCTCGTTTGAAATAGCCCTGGCTAATTAGATTTACTTGCATCATAATCTATTCCTTATTTTTCAAAAAGATTTTTAGTGTTTTGCCATCATCTTGAATATCAATTTCAACACCTGTGGCGCCATAGCACGTATACGATCTTCCCATTGAGTCAATAACTTCCACCCGGGTTACCTCTGGAAGGGGTATACTGTATTTGGGATTGCCGCGTTTGCCTAAATTGTTCATTGTGTATCTCCTTTGATATGTTAGTTATACCATAGAAGATACACAATGAACATAGTTATTTCACATATTCTTTAAAATTCAATATCAACAATTTTGCCGGACTTTTTATCCCGCTTATGGCCAACGTCATCATAATACCAACTTCTTTTAGCTGGATCTAGATGGACGTCGGACATTTCGGAACGAGACTTTTTAATAATATTAACTAAATCATCTTTGCGTTGCTGCAATAATTCTAATTTAATCTTAGTTTGATTAATCTCGTGTTCCAGATTTTCTAACTCTCCACACATACTCATATTATACTCCTCTTCCGTGGGCCACTCCATCAGCACCATAACTTGCTGCAAAGCCTTCTGGCTTCAACTTAGGCTCAATGCCTGTCATACCAAGAACATATCCGGCAGCTTCACTTGCGGCACAGTTAGAACCATGTACTGGATCGATATTAATATCGAGGTGGATTTCAGTATCAAACTCATCAACAAAAGGTGCGACCTGTAAATATAGTTCACACACCTTTCGAGCTTCTGTAATCATACGCATCTTAGGACGGTTCTGTTTTAAATCATAATCTGCCTCATGTGATACATTAGAGAAAATGCGGCAACCGCTTTTACCATTCTTGTGAACAATTAGAACAGTAGCGAAACGAGCCATTGGTCTCTCTGTCTTACTGTGAAAATAACGAACAGAGTCGCATCCAAAGTATAGCTTTGTGTTTTCATCTAATGTGATCAATAGATCAACGATTTCTTCAATTTGTGTTTGGGTAAACATTACATTTCCTCACCCTCCTTTGTATTGATCCATGAATGACATGAATATCCCTCGAGCGTCCAACCAATATTCTCAGCTAGAACAGTAGTCACTGCTAAAGATTGATAACATTCAAATTCTGTTTTTGCGAATAGCCCAGAGTTGTAAACCTCACAAAATGATTCGCCGTCTAGGGTTGCGCAAAGCAAAAGAAAACCTGACCACATATTATTCTCCTTTATAAATTCTAGTTAAGTACGATCTGGCCAGTGAAGCCAAAGTCAAATTCATTTGTCATGTATATTCTTCTCATAATCATTATATATCATCTACAGCATAATGTAAACTAAAAAAAGCCCAGATACCGAAATATCTGGGCTTTAATATTGGAGCGGATAGAGAATTTCGAAATCTCGACCTGATGGTTGGAAACCACCTGCTCTGCCTCTGAGCTATACCCGCAATTTGGGATGCCCTATAACCACCGGTTTCCGGAAGTCATTTGATTTCTTCTATGACCGACATCCAATCATAGTATAGATTATTACTACTAATAACAAGGCTCGCACAATCTAACCTTCCTTGTTATATCGCCACAATCGACAATTCTTATTTACTGAGAGGGAGTCCTGCAATCATACCAATAGCATACCAACCAGCAAGATCATTTGCATCTTGAAGATGGCGTAGACTAGACAAATTGACATCAACAGGATGACAAACTCTTCAATATATTTTTCCATTATTGCTTCCTTAGCTTTTCATAAATGTTGTATTCGATAGTGCCAGGTTTTGAGTTGATAACCATATCAACTAGTGTGGTGTATTCTTCGGACGTAAATTCCCTTTCGAACTCAGGATCCTCTTCGGACACCACATATCCTCTGGCTACCATTTCTTCCTGAAGCTCGGAGTCTGTCCATTCGTCAAGATCAACTTCTGTATAGATCACCTTCATAATATTATCCCTTTACGATCTTTACGTTCTTGCCAAGAAGCTTACAAATCTGCTCTAGTGTCATTTCTTCTACGGAATTCATTTTAACACCATATTCTTGAAGAATATACATTCTTCTTCTGTCACCTCTTTGCCATTGAGATACCAAGACTTGTCGCCCTCGGCGTATTCAATCGCTGGACCATCTTCGCGATGCAGTTTACCATTGAGATACCAGTATTTGGTTCCACTGATACATTCAACAGCAGGACCATCTTCACGATGAAGTTTTCCATTGAGATACCAAGACTTGTCGCCATTGGCGTATACTTCTACTTTATATTCGATCATAATATTATCCTTTCAAAACCGCTTGAACTGCACGAGCGGTATCAACATCAATGAATTCAACCCAGAGATATTTTACATCATCATCACGAGTGGTAGTAACCAAACCTTTTTTCTTGAGGTCAGCAAGATTGCCACGCTCTTCCTTAGTGAAGTCCATCAACGCAAGATTGAAACCGTTAACATTGTCATAGTTCTCATACTCAGCTTCTTGGATCATTTTGATATAAAGAATTTGTGAGGCGGAAGTAAGGTTTTGAAACTTTGTCATTGTGTATCTCCATTTGATATAACTACAATACCATAAGAAGATACCATTGTACACCCCCTAAATGAAGTTTTTTAAAATAATTTGAGAGGCGACTATATCTCTCAACATTTTACCCCGCCATGGCGGGTCTGCGCTGTATTGCCATCCTGCCCCGATCCAAATATAATAATGGTACCTCTGGGGAGACTCGAACTCCCACGCCGTAAAGCACTTGATTCTAAGTCAAGTGTGTCTACCAATTCCACCACAGAGGCATTGTATTGCTGGTGCTGGAAGCGACTCCTTATGGCCTGCACCAAGGCCAGAATTGTTTCATTACGGATAAGAACAACTCAAAAAATCCTTCTGGTTATAACGATACCAGCACCGATGGCTAACAAAAGTTTATTTACAAGTGAAGTTGTTCCATGGACTTTCACTTGGTTTTTAGAGTAGCAAACTCTAACTTGGTGCTGCTACGAGGGCTCGAACCCCGGACATCTTCATTACAAGTGAAGCGCTCTACCAACTGAGCTATAGCAGCATTTAAATAGTATGACCATCACATTGCATGGGATATGTGAATCCCTCGTCCTGAACTTCTTACCCCGAGAATCTAGAATCGGAGATGAAGCCCAACGGAGTCTGAATCTTACGTCATACTAACTTGGTCCTCTGCGTGAAGTAACGAACTTCCTCGACGTGATAACTTTTCACGTCTTCAACCTACTCGGTTACAGAGGTTAACTTTGGTGCGAGATGTAGGGATCGAACCTATGACCTGCGGTATGTAACACCGATGCTCTACCATCTGAGCTAATCTCGCAAAATAACTTACTTGGAGCGGATAGAGAATTTTGAAATCTCGACCTTCTGATTGGCAACCAGATGCTCTGCCTCTGAGCTATACCCGCATTATTGGTCAGGGTAAGAGGACTCGAACCTCCGGCCTTCGCATTCCAAGTGCGACACTCTACCAACTGAGCTATACCCTGTTAAAATGAATTTCGAGAACATTTTTACAACTTGTTCAGGTTGATCTTCAACAACATAGCCAAGACCTTAAACGTCATACCCTCGGAGGCTCAGAGGTTGTTGCAAATAATGGCGGTTCCAGCGGGACTTGAACCCGCTTCAACGGCGTGACAGGCCGCTATAATAACCCATATACGATGGAACCAAATCAATATTGAAAAACACACGATCTATTTACACCTTCGAATTCTTGGTTGCGGATGATGGATTTGCACCACCGATCTTCTGCTTATGAGGCAGACGAGATAACTACTTCTCCAACCCGCAAAATATAGTAAACGTTGCACAAACTGTCATAATGGGAACAACCTAATAAGAGATTAGACACCCGAACAATACCTAAACTAGCCGTGTGAGAATGACTATTGTATATTGAACTTAGTGCTCCACAATAAAGCTTATGAGCGACAGACTCAATCTCACTTGATCGCAACGTTATGTGTTTGGCTCTACCCATGGTCACTCTCTGGGCGATTTAATCGGATGTTGATCCTGACCGATACCGTATTTCTATTTGGTTGATTTGCTACGCTGGCTCAACCAATAAAGCCTCGATTAGTCCCAAACATTAGTAAAGGACTCGATAATGGCGGAAGCGTAGGGATTCGAACCCTAGGGCGACATCACTGCCGCCGCCGGTTTTCAAGACCGGTGCAATAAACCAGACTCTGCCACGCTTCCATATTTCTAACTGAGAGCAAATTGTTACAGGAATCGAACCTGTGTCTCCGACCAGACCGGTCAGCATCCTATCCGCTAGACGAAACAATCTACAACCTTTATATACCTCGGCAAAGATATCAACTTGGGTAGTCTCTCAGTTACGGTGAATTGCCGCTCACCTATTCTAATTTCGGCCCACCGTTGACTTTTATTCGCTTTACATCACTTTAGACCTGACACGGTGGGAACACCAGGCGGATGATTTGATGGAATAGTTTATCGCGCGCACCACTAAACTCAACATATTCAAAATGGGTGATTTCTCCATTGGGACTCTTACCCCCGCGTGGCATCCGCCGACCGTCGATACAGCGAAAAATCAAGCTGTATGCAGTGTTCACACTACACAGAATGTCGACCTTCTGCATAGTGAATTTTGGCAACGGTGGTCGAAATCGAAACGACTTAACAGCGCCGCTGTATTATTGGCTCCCACTCCAGGTACCGCCCCTGGCAATCTCTGATTAACAGTCAGGCCCGTTCGCTTGCTCGGTCAGTGGGAATGGATAAAATCATAACACTCATTTATCAATCAAGGCTAATGGATTTATCATCCTGCTCGATCTATGTTTTCATCTCTATTATCGGACGAACCTAAGAGAAAGTTTTAAATTTTCAAAGAGCGTGGATAAGTTATTATCCAGTGTATCTATTTGTTTATCTATAGTTACTATATATCATCCTGGTTTGAATGTGCATAGTAAAAATGAACTTTTTCATTTTATTTTGGTCCTGACGGATGGAATCGAACCATCTTCTCTGAGGCCACAACCCAGCGGAACAACCAGTTTTCCTTCGTCAGACTATTGGCACTTCCGGAAGGACTCGAACCCCCATCTCAAGATTCGTAATCTTGTGTTATTTCCTGTTTCACTACAGAAGTATTATTTTTTATCTCTGGACTCTTGCTCCGAAAAAGCGTGTTCCCAAATCTTATCGGCTTTTTTGTTAGCAGAGGTTTGATTCTTTTCATGCCAGCGGACATATACTTTCATTGCAGCGAGGCGCAATGCAGTAGAATCCATCCATTCATCTTTGTCGCTAAGAACGTTAACTTCTCTCATTAGTGCATCATAACTCATAATATAATCCTATATTTGATAATCGCCGATGAATTCTGGGCTGTCATCGATCAATAGCTTGTTGACAAAAACGATCCCACATCAATGGGTCTCTTGTATACGTGTCATCATAATCTAAACCGATCTTCATGTCAAGTCCTATATTTGGTAGCCCCAACGGGTAGCGATGGCGTTCCTCCTCCTTGAAAGGGAGGTGATCTAGCCAGTAATCTATGGGGCCATTATTTCTAAGCGGTCAGGTATTCTTTTTCATCAAGAACTTCAATGCGTTCTGACCCATCGTATTCTGTAATCTCAAATCGTGTCCCTTCAAGTAGCCATACGACTTCAGCTTGTCCCAATCCGCCAGCATAAGGCGCTTTATCTCCATAATGATCAAGAGGCGGTTCACCGTTCTTACCGTTACGAATCCATTCAACTAGAATAGGATCAAAGCAAACGTTATCATCATCGGCCCATGTCGACCAACCAGCACCAAAACCTGGCGAAAAGATCACTGCAACACGTCCATTTTCTACCACTTTATCCATTTTTATCTAACTCCGTCAAAGGATGATCTTTATATTTCTCTTGAAGCTCAAATGCTTTCAAGTCTCGTTTCCATTCATCTTGCTCAATGCGCGCAATGTGTCTTTTTAGTTTATACTTTACAATAGGACCAAAGAGTTTAAAATCATTTGGCATAGTCCATCTATAAACAAGAGAAGGATTTCGATTTTTAACAACCTGATAATAATGATCATCGAGGCTGTATGCAACTAAATCTGCTTCTGCTCTAGCATGAAAAGAACTGCTATCGTATAGTTCTTTTGAAGAGTAAATCAAGACTTTGACCATAATATAATCCTTTGTCAATTTGGTTGTCTCAAAGAGAATCGAACTCCTATCTAACGGTTATCAGCCGTTTGCTCTACCGTTGAGCTATGAGACAATATTTTGGTGGGCAGGTGTGGACTCGAACCACTCCCTGTTACAGAACGGTTTTACAGTCCGCGTGTCGGAACCCCCGACTTTACCTGCCCAGTGTTTGGAGTTGATGACTGGACTCGAACCAGCATATTACGGATTTGCAATCCGCACCCTAACCATTCGAGGCACATCAACAATTTGGCACGGGTGGAAGGAATCGAACCCTCTACACGCGGGATTGGAATCCGCTGCTCTACCAATGAGCTACACCCATATTATACTTTCAGCTGCACTATTAAAGGAATCGAACCTTTATTTACCCCAAGGCTTTCAACTGGAATCGAACCAGTCTTATCGTTCCCATACCTTCCTTCGGATTTGAACCGATCTTAATGATACCATCATAGTGCATGTGAAAGTATAATTCTATTTTCAGCTACACACTTAAAGATTGTTTCCTATCAGGATATTCTACGTTGGCAATCCGATGACAGATCGGGACCTTTTGAGTAGATCACACCCTAGTGTGTATGTGAAAACAGAATTAACTATTTCTTCTAGGTTCTTGATTAAATCCCCTAGGACGCCCATTCGGTATTTGTTTATAGTGGGGTTACCGCAGTCTCGTTCCGCATATCCACTAGAGGAGATTGATATTATCTCTTCGTCCTCATATTAGTATCTTACCACATAGAAGAAGCAATGTACATGGTTAATCTTGGTAGTATCAGAAAAAATCGAATTTTCCCTAGTTCCTTATGAGAGAACCGTCTGCACCAACAGTGATACCGTATAAAAAAAGCCCTCCGAGATTTTCATCTGGAGGGCTTGACACTTGTTAAAAATAAATTTTATTTAACTAGTCTTGCCCTCCGCACTACCCATATTCCACTCTCCGCGTACAGAAAAGAGATCACAGGCGACTGCGTTCTTAATCGGTTGAGGATATGTGAAATGGATAGTCATCGAAAAGTATATTCCTTGTTTATTAATACTATATATACATCTTAAGTAGGATTTAAACCCCTAAATCAAGATTTTTTAAATTATCTTCGCATATTTGCCGCATCAATAGCAGCCTGTTTATTGTCTTTGCGTATAGGCATAAGATTCGATTTATGAGTTGTCACAATGCCAGCAATTTCTGTTCCAGTATATTTAACAGAATTCTTTGAAACTCCATTACCTGGAATAGCGTCACTCGTCACGCGTTTTGTTTTATAGTCAGGAATACTATTAACAGCAACCTTTTTACCCTTGTTTTTACCCACACCCATTTTTTCTAACCAAGCTTCATGCTCAGCAACTGCCTTAGCATACTTGGCTGTCTTGTTTTTCTTTGCTTTACGTGAGTGTTTTGTGGTGGTCATATGTGGACCAAGAAGGTGCATTGACATAATATAATCCTTTGGTGCTAGTGGCCAGAATCGAACTGACTCGTCCTTACGGAAAAGCGTTATGAGCGCTCAGGTTCCCCATTCACCATCACTAGCGTTATTTGTTACAGTAGTAAATCCATGCTACAATAATAAGCATTACTGAATAAACAATGATTTCCATTTACTAGACCTTATTTTGGTATGGGCGGCGGGACTCGAACCCGCAAAACTTTGATTTTAAGTCAAATATGTATACCAATTCCATCACGCCCACGTAATGCTTATTCGGATGCTGTTTTTGATCCAACACAACCAAATACGATTGCTGCAATAAAGGATACATAAGGCACAAATGAGCATACGATCCACCAAATGCTCAAACCAGCATCACGCAGCCGACGTGTCGTGACAGAAAGGCTCAGCCAAATAGATAGGGCGAACACACCAAAAGCGAGTAGAGGAAGTGCTTCCAGCATCAAAATGGCAGTTACAACCAAAACGTTTGCGAGGATATATAGTCCCCAATACTCTTGGCGTTTTGCTTCACCTGAAAAACTCAAATATTTAGTCATAATATAGTTCCTTGTTATGCTACTTTAACAACAGTAGCGTTTAATTTGTTTGCAACTTCTGTCGCTGACTTCTCATTATCAAATGTTAGATCAACAACCTTACTTGGCCTCGTATGCATCTTAGTAATATCGCCTTCGAAAACATAATGCTTAACAAGATTACCGTTACGTTCAATTGCATATACAGTCATTGATCTTCCTTTTATTTGGTATCAGCTAAGGAGTTGAACCTTAAAGTAACTAACTTGACGCCTGAAAGTTATTGTTAATTCGCAAACCTGCGCTGACATATATGGCACTCCCGGTAGGACTCGAACCTACAACCTGCCGATTAGAAGTCGGCCGCTCTATTCCAGTTGAGCTACGGAAGCATTGTTTCTATTTATTAAAATCTATTCTATACTGCTTTCCATCCAATGTAAATAGTAAAGTTGAATAAGAATAAACTTTTTTGGAATTTTCTTTGTATTCAACAACAGTCTCACATTGACGTTCTGTTTTATATCCTACGATGACTGATTGTGATTTAGGCTTAGAACCCTTATCAGCACCAATGACTCCGCCCATAACAGCACCAGCTGCGGCACCATTGTCTTTACCAGTAACAGCCTTACCTGCTAAGCCTCCGATGATCATTCCAAGGATAGCACCTTCAGCGGCATTACCTTGCCGAGAACGAGTCTCGTATACCGGAATATCAACATTGTAACAATGTTTCACATTGACTGGAGTTGAATTATACACTGTTGTATAGTGATCCTTCACTCGAGCATTTACGGAAGCGTCAGCGAACCCTGAGGTTGCTACACTAGATATGGCCATAGCCAAAATTACTGTTTTCATTCTACATATTTCCTACCCAGTGGGTCACATCATCGCATGGATCATCACATTTAGACATAGTATCTACCTCCAACCATATAATCATTATTTATTATACTACGGATTTATAGGTATGTACACCTATTTTGTGACAACTTCTACATTTTTTGGTGTTTTAAATTTAACATTGTCGTGCTTATGGTGAAGTACAAATTGTGTATCTGAAAACTCATTAAAGATTCCGTCCCAGATAGGTCGCCAGTTGTTAATCAATCTCATGTTGTTTGTATCACCGCGATCAGAGTTAAGATAGAAGTCAGTGCAGCTTCTTAGATTAAAGTCAAAAATTGAATCAAAACCATACATATGAATTTCTGTTCCTTTCAACTTATTTGCCGAATAATGAACTGCCATATGACCACAATTAAAGTCGGTGTAATTGTTAACATAGTCAGGTTTATCTAGATAAAATTCTTTGATCTGACCGGCCCAGGGTAATCTCATAGCAGGATTCATTTCAAGATATTTGTGAGGTCTAAATCCTAGAATCCACTCCCCAGGCACCTGAACACTCCCCTCATGCATGGCTCTCATCATTTTGAAGTCGACCATACAAGTTCCATACACTCCTTCTACGGCGAATGGTGGAAGATTACAAGTGATCTTTAAACCTTTAGATGGTTTGTAGAGACCTGCGTTGTCACCATTACCCACAACATGAACCACTCTAGACATTCATCAATTCCTTAATTTTATATTTACCTTTATAGCCTGTCCAGTGCATTACCTTAACATCTTTAGGAACGTTGTCGTCCATAATATCAAGACGAAGAGTATTATACTGCTGTGGCAAATCAGTAATATGTATAAGTCTTTTCATGCCTTCTTTTATCATATGATGTAGAACCTGTTGGTCGCCATCCTTTGGATATAAGGCAACTTCTGAAGCCCAGTCATACATAATAGCCGGAACATCCTGAAAGGCAACAACACCTGTATTATGCCATTTCTCCATATACCGCTTGCTCCATGGATTATCAATGCCAAGAGCTAGTTTGTTTGGTTCAATATAATTAAAGATATCTGTAATATCACACCTAACTTCACAGTCAGTATCAAGCCAGCAAATCTGGTCAGCAAAATTAGACGCTGTTATCATGGCCTTAGGTTTTTTAAACCAACCAACGTCTTGTGTTCGAACACTTTTACGAATTTCTGCATATGCCGATGTTTCCATACCAAAGTCCATGATCATGAGTTCTTCGTTAGGCATATGCTTTCTAAAGTTATCAACAAACCACGGAAGCATCCATTCTGTTGAAGAATCACAACCTGTAATGAATAATCTAGATAATGTCATATGTTTCGCCATAATTATGTTTCGCCAAGCAGCCAGCTTGTTTCTGAATTGTCGTGAAGCTATCTCTTGCTTCTATTGGCCAAGGGTAATATTCTTGTAACGTAGGAAAGTTCTGTAAACTAAGGAACACATCAGTAGGAGCAGCATGGCTCTTCGCTTTATCTATAAGAATCTTTGCGCCCCGTGGTGTGATCATATAACCATGAGCGCCTGGAAAGTATCTCTTAGATGTAAGCGGATTCACGCCAAGTTGCATTGGCGTTTGAGCTTTACCGTAACTAGGCTTACCGAGATTCATAACGTCTCTAAATTGCTTGAATACTGGAATATGATCAACAATAACCGCATCATGCTCAAGTATGAGAAACGTTTCATTTGTAAGAAGGCATTCGTCCCACAGAGCGTAATGAGAAAGAAATGCCGATAAACAGTTTTCGTATCGTGAATAGACTTCCTTGAATCCTTCAGTAGGAATATTAAACTTTTCTGCAAGCGCAATCGGATTTGCCTTGGGTGTAACAGCTTTAGATTTTTCGATATCAATGCCAAACTTGGCGCCTGATCTAATACATCTATCAGCAACCTGAACCGAGCGTTCGTTATCTACCATTGTAATTACATATGATTTCATAATGATGTTGTTGAGGGAAGTCCCTGCACCTCTGTATAGAATGTTTTTGTGACACCGAGATTTGGCATAAGTTGCTTACACATAATAGCATCATTTGGCCACAGACCGAATTGTGACACTAGAAGTTTAAGGTGTTTTGCTGCATCTGGTTTGATTATATATGCCGAGTTTCCAGCGATCCCCTGTGGAACTCTTTCCTCATCAACGGTTGGAACCGGTTGAATATCCGGACCAATTGGATTAATGCTATCGTGGAAATTCTTTGATCTACGTGTTGCACCACGTGGATGATTGATGCCAATAATATTATATGCGCTCGGTCCAGCAATCTTAGTATGAAGTTGTTCAATGAAAAGTGCATCGTGTTCAAGTATCAGAAATGGCTCGTCGCCCTTAGAGCATTGATCCCATAGCTCGTAATGACTTAATGCGCAAGCAATACGAGCAGACTTGTTCTTAGTTGGATACGGAGACTTGAGTAATCCAGATGCAATATCAAGCTCTTTTCTATCCCAAGGATAGTTCCAGGTCAGCTTATGTTCAATCATTTTCCGACCAACAATATCTGGAGTTACCGCATTAAATCTTTCAATATCAAATTTATTAAAAACCCTATCAGAACTTTTCTGTAGAGTTTGAAATCCCCTTTCTGAGATAGGATTGTTCTTTACTACGATTCCAAGCGCTTTCATTTTGTCACCATAAGAATGGCGCTATCCCCAATAAATTTACCATTTGATTTTTTTCTCGTGTCATATAACGTAGTATCATACGCAATAAGCTCATTCAAAAAGTCTGCGTATGCAAGACGATTATATTTAGTAGTGTCTTTCAAAAGCCAGGGGTCAGCTAGTTGCTTATCTGTCATAATATCAAATGGCCAAACGTCCTCGACAAAATACTTTCCATCATCTTTTAGAAATGGTACAGTGTGACGGAATGTGAGTCTGTTTGCCTCTGGCCAGTGGGCACCGTCATCAATGATAATATCAAATTTAACTCCTGGCCAAGCATTCTCAATAAGGGCAGTAATATTCGGATCCAGCGAATCCGCTTTAAGATGCTCTACACGTTCCTCATTAAGAATCGGAATTTCATGCGCCCGTTTGCGAATAAAAATATCTAGACCGTAAATTGTAGCATTAGGAAAATATTCATGCAGCGCAGCCGTGCTTGCGCCCTTGAACACACCAATCTCAAGAATGTTAATATGTCTGTATCTAACCGTCTCAAAGTGCGGTTCATATACCTCATTATAAAAGTGTTTAACAGAACCTTTATCAGTCTCATGTTTATCAAAAATCTTTAACAGATCACTCATTTTCTAGTCTCCAGATGTTTTTTGTAGGACCGCCATCAAAGTCGTATCCAAACATATCTATGTCAGCTTTATACCAGTCAGCGATAATCTTAATTGTCTCTGGAGTGTAAAGGTCCATATATGATCCTTTGTTTAATGCCGTGACATTACGTGCCTGACTCATTTCTTTCAAACCAAAATAATCACAGACATCTTGATTATAGTTCTCGAATGAAAGAACATCACACTTTAAATTACCTTCAGTGTCTGTCATATGGTCTAAGGCTGGATACCATCCACGAACGGCTCTATGCCACATGTAAGGCATATTACCCCATTTATGTCGCTCTTCAAGAAATGCCTCGAATGAGCTAACATCTGCATAGGACTTATCAACCTTACGTTCTACTTCAATTACCTTCTTTGCAAAGAAATACCGAGAGACAACACGATCCCAGGGATTTCTGATGATAGCAAATGCGTCTACACTTGATTGAATGTCTTGCGATAGGTCTTGATATCTTGCATGTTCGTTACCATGATGATCATTATTAGCTTTCATAATACGATGCAGCTCTTGCGTGTATGTTTTACTAATATGATATTGCTCACTAGCAACAATAATTTTGCTACTTAGTAGTGGGGATTTACGAATTGTCATTCCACCATTTTTAGGAATGTGAATGAATAGTTTTTTAGTTAACATGTTTCATAAGCTCCTCTACATTTTCACCGTGCTTTGGCAATTTATCTTTTAGAAAGAAATGCACAAAGTGTGCCCTTTTGACTGAGTAATCATCTATTGCTTTATAAAGCGCATTCCACTTCCAGTCTAAGGCTTTGCACCTCATACCAGATTCTTTGACAAACGTGTTAAGTAGCGTTTGATCCGTTGACCATTTCCATGGGCCTTGTCCATCAATAAATGGCTTGAACTCAGGGCGACGTAGAAACTGCATAGGTGTCTGCCCATTCAAATACTCAGAGAATGATTTATTCATTACCATCATTCCCATGTTATAAAAATCAGCGCCAGTCTGAGGATGCCAATTAAACAACTGCTTAAGTGGATTCATGCCATATTGCATATTCGAGTAGTTCTTAATCTTGCTGGCATATTGTGCCGTGATTGGCATACTCCGCTCAATCACAGCGCCAAAGTCAAAACCGATAGGAAGATCATCAAAGATAATAGGAGCACCAGTGCGAATATAAATATCAGCATCAATAATAGCAATTTGGTCGTATTCTTTAAAATACGCAAACGCATTTTCCTTTTCATAAATTGGAAGAAACCCCCCATGCTTTTCATATGATTCTTTACTGCGATTTGTCGTAAATGGATCTGGCGCAATCATAAGGGTTGGTGTTCTTTGAACAATATGATCTGCACCAATCCGCTTTGCATATGCAGCAACAGAATCAGTGCAGTGGTCATACAGCTTGGATTTTTTACCTAGATATACCTGATAAATTAACCTTTTCATTTAGAGTAATCCACAATGCGTTCAGCGATTTCCATTGCTTCTTTCCAACCGGATTTAAATCGGTTGCTTTTATAGCTATATGAAATAAACGATTCCAGACCACTGATGCTACTATCAATATCTGTATTAAGATTGCGAGCAATGTTTTCCCACTCACTGCGAAGATTAAGAATTTCAAATACACTCATTTTATTCTCCAGTAGCATAATTGTAAACATCTTTCCAGTTTCTCATTAATGGAACGTTGTCATAATTCATATTGTGAGAGTGTTCAATTAGAATTGAGTCCAATCCAAGGTCGAGGCCAAGTTCAGCATTTTCAATCTTGTCTTCAATCCAAATATCACCTGAGTCTTGATATGGAGCAAGAGCTTCGTCTTTATCTGCTCCAGTATCACAATACGTGAACTTTTCAAATACGCCAGCACCAAAGAGTTTAATCAAATTTTGCTCACGAAGGCTTTGCGCGTTGCGATCAAGAGACAATGAGGTAATCACGTGAAACACATACCCATGTTTTTCGTGAAGTTTGCGCACGTAATGAATAGAGTCGCGAAGTGGGGGAAGGAACCCAATAGCGGCAGACTCATTAAACATCTTTATAAAGGAAGTTTTTTTCTTTTTAGTAAGTCCATAACGATCGCCCATGTCATAGGTATTCACAATATCAGCGCGTTCCTTATAACCATGACTTTGCATCCATACGTTAAATGCGTATTCCCAGTTTAGAAGAACTCCGTCAACATCAGTCAAAATTCTCATTATATTCTCCATTTCATTGTATAATTCATAGTATACTAAAAGTTCTTGTTTGTAAACCCCTTACCATACTTTCTTACATTTTTTCCAGTGTACCAATACAGCCAACTGTGTAAACAATGGTCTGCATCCCAGAATACTAGAAAGTCAATAATCCAAACGATATGGGGTTTATTAGCTTTTTTCCAAGCGTAGTTCCTAGCAGAAAAAGTCTGATTGCTTTCACCTAACATTATAACATTAATAAGAACTGATAGTGCAATTGCTATTCTGTTGATATATTGAGCAATAATTTTTAATGGTTTACGAAACATTATGCATTTTCTTCCACATCAACTGATTCAGAGATATTCTTTAAATCATTTCTTGTTAAAAATTTATCATGGTCAACATTTTTAATTCTAATGTCTTTGTCAATTGATTTTGCTTTATGTCTGCCGTATTTTCTATTACGTGGATCAAAGCGCTTATATTTAGCCATTACTTAATTCCTAGCATCTCTTTCGTCATAATGTAATCACGAACAAAGTCAGAACGAACGATGTCTTTCCATGTGAATTCAGTCACTTCAAAGGTTGCCATATCCTCAACAATACGCATAAAGTTTAGAATGCCATTTTTCTCATCAGTCTTTTCAAAGTCGGACTGGTAATAATCTCCAACAAGAATGATTCGACAGTTGTTTCCAACCCGGGTTGCTACGGTGTCAAGTTCATGGAAGTTAAGATTCTGCATCTCGTCAACCAAAATAATAGCATTATGATATGACGTTCCTCTAAGGAATGATGTAGGTTCAAACACCACTCGTTTATTAGCCTCAAGCTTAGACCAAGCTTCTTTGTTATTAAAAATTTCACCGAATAGTTGCTGATAAGGCTTTTTGTATGGATCAAGTTTTTCTTCCATGCCAGGAAGGAATCCAATATCACGTGTTGGAACAATTGAACGAACAATAACGAGTTGCTCATATGGCGTTTCTTTATCAAGTATTTGTTCCATAGCAAAATGGATACCCATAAAGGTTTTGCCTGTTCCTGCTGATCCAGCTAAGACCAAATGATTAGAGTCTTTTTCCCAATCGTCTTTTGCCTTTTGTTGATTATTAGTCAACGCTTCAAACGGTTTGATATGCTCTAAACGAATAGCATTAGATGAGTATGATCTAGATGTTGATTGTGTTGCCACGGCCTGAGCCCTTTTTAATTTGTTTCTGCATATCTTTGAATCCATCAGGAACTTTTAGATCGCGGTTTCCTGACACGCTGCTTACTATCTTTGGTGTTGCTAACACTTGCTTTAGGTTTTGATTTTCTTCGAGATTTTTTTGGAGGTCCGTCCAGCTGCAGGTCACGTCCCACCGCTCCATCGTCTCTTTGTTTTCTATTGTGTATACGGGCATATAGTGCTTTCCAACTTAACCAATTATTTTCAATGTCGTATCGATGCATTGTATTCCATTGTTTAGATAAGCTGGAATACAATTGTATATATGTACGATTGCCATACTCACTTTCAACCAAGCGTAGGCAGGTTCCATTTTCACCAAAAGTAAGTTCATCAATGGTCTTATATTTTATATCACCAAATATACCTGCTTTCTGACGGTCAATAGGCGCTTGTTTAGGAACTCTTTTTTTTCTAGTAGCGGTAGGTTTCTTCTTTGTTGTCATTTTTTATTCCTGGTAATATATGCGCATATGAATCATTTTACACATGCACCGATTCTTCCATTATATTCGGGTGAAACAATCCACTCATAACCAAGCGAGGTTAAGTCCTCATTGCCACCAAAGTCTGGTATGAATTCACTTATTCCACTCTCAAAATCTGGATTACCTCTCAGATGAATTTCAATAACACGATTACCAATATATTCAATATTGATTGTCTCATAGCTATCAATAAGATAATCAATACATTCTGGCATAGGCATCTCGTCTGTTACCTTAAACCATTTTTTCCATTTAGTCAGGTCATTAACTGATTTAAGAACACCTTCAACAGCGAATGATTGCTTTTTGTTTACATAGTCAACACTTAGGTGCCGGCCTTCAAACCATTCACACCAAAAATATCCTAATGGAAAATGCATTGTCTCTATGTCAATCCAGACCTTCTCAGCGCCTTTACCCAGACCAATCATGTTAACACACGGACGAACAATATACCAATCTGGCTTAGGAACATCCATTCCAACAGGACCACATACATATCCTAAGCGTCTAGATAGAATGAGTTTATCAAGAACCCATAAATCCTCTGGCCTTGTCACTGACCATACTTCATCTTCCGTCATTATGCTACCTTAAACCATTGTGGGATATCACGCTTTGACCATGTCATGGAAAATCGTTCTTGCTTTGTTTGATAGAATGCACGATACGAACCAACAGGATCATTATTATCTATACAGTCAGGCGCTGCACCCATAGCAAGGCGAAATGGTGTTTGGCCAACATCTGGAATATTGGTAGGAACCTCTTTAAGGATAGTACCAAGATCGTTGAATGACTTATGTGTTTTGCCATAGCGATAAGTATATTCATCATGGAGTGCAACAAAATGATCGTAATGCCATTTGTAATTAGTAGCAGATTCCATGGTCCAGACAGTACATGGATGGCCGACATGAACAGCCTTATATATAGTATTGTCATGACGATCAAGCGACCAATGCTTTACCATAGTTTTACCTGACTTAGAAGCAATCTTAGTAAGAGTACCATCAAGAACACGATGAGCAGTAGAAAGCATCTGTGCTGACTCAAGAATCATTTTAACTACGTGTTTGTCGCACTGTAGCTGTGCTGACTGAATAGGACATGTATCGAGTATAAAGATATTCATTGTAGACTCCTGTAAATATTATAGACATATTACTATAAGAACCATAGACATGTACATAGTAATAATAGAATAAATCCAACTGGCATTAGTGGTATACTACCCCCAACCATAAAGCCTCTTTTATTATACCATCGGTGCAACAATCTGTACATATGTATAATGAAAAAAGCCAGATATATTTCTATACCTGGCTCTTACTATTATATATCGTTATGGCTTACGCTGCTATTTGGAGTGTTTCTTCGATTTCTGCAATATGATCATCTAGATATGCCTTCTTATTAAGTACCTTATACATTCTATCCGTTTTTCCTTGTTTTTTATATCTCTCTGCTGCCCAGCCAAGGGAACGAGAATCTTTTTTTAGGCGGTCGATTGTTACTGAAACCATAAGTATGTCTCCAAATAAAAAAGGTGCCAACCGCGAAACGGTGGCACCTTCTGTTTAAGTTTTAAGGTTATGTCTTAAACTATAGCAAGCCAGGGAAAGCCTCCTGTGCTAACTTGAGTGTCAGACCTTTCACTGGCGGCTTTTTGTTAATCATTTTGCACACCAATTCTGCGTCCTTAGGATGAATTGATTCAACGATCCCAAGAAAAATCTTTTCACGTTTTACGGCAGGCATTTGTTCGCCTTTGCCGCCCTTTGCACAATATAGAAAGTCTTTGTGTTTTTTGAGTAGTGTAGTAGGAGCGTTATGTGCATCACATGCTGTGTATGGCACTTCTCCGGTCGGTAGCAACCACTGAATACGAGGATCGAGCGATCCTTGAACAATGTCACGTAGAGCAGCACTATTATTCTGCTGCAGTACCATAATCTTTTCCGCTCGTGTTTCAGCTTTAGTAAACTTTTCAAGCACTTCGTAAATCATCAACGCCATTAAACAAATTCTCCTACACAGTCAATTAGCAAGTTGCAGTTATGTGAAACAAGATACGTGAAAACCTTACTACGGTTTTTACTACGATCCTGTCCTACGAATGTATTTATAATTTCCTGGCGCACTACTTCAGGACATTCTGATTCTTCAGTGAGATCAATCATTTTCTTGTTGCGAATATAGTTGCGATAGACATCTCCACCAAGAGCCTTTGGATCATCCATAAGGAGAGCTTTTTTCTTAGCACTAAGAACAACTTGGCGCCGGCCTTCAACAAACACACGATCGTCAGACAGCACATTTGGAACACCGTCACCACTATCACCCTTAAGGAAGTGTTCCATCTGTTCAAGACGCGGATTATCTACTGTAATGAATTTCTTTGTTATAGGTGAGTATTGTGCAACATTAGAGTACTTGTGCAATTGCTTGAAGTCTTTGTCTGACGACACAATCATGATTTCCTCATAGTTACCAAATTCCTGAGACCATTTAACGATTTCAGCAATAGAGTCATCGGCCTCGCAGCCATATTGGTTGATGGTCTTATACGGAAAGTACTCACCAAGTTCATCAAAAACTTTGTTGATTGTAGAGAACGCAACGTCCCAATCGATTTTAGATTCTTCACGTGATAAGCCACGTTTGCCCTTATATTCAGGGTATACCTTCTTGCGCCAGTTGCCACCATTATCACCGATGACAACAACCTCGCCGTATTTGCTTCCAAACCTTTTGCGATACATACGGATGCTATTAAGGATCATATGCCGAATAAGATTTTCATCACTCCAGTGAGCAGCGCCCATGGCAATAGGGGCAATTGAAATTCCTGAATAGTCAATTAAGATCATGATGTAGTCCTTTTGTTATATTAATTATATTAGTTATACCACATAGAGTTACCAATGTACACACCTATTTTAGTAAACTTTGGACATGCGTGCGATGTATCTTACAGTTGATAATTCCATTATAGTAACTATCATCTAGCAAGACATTCCTGTCGAACTGTTCCTTTGCCTCAAGATAGCCGAGCTCACCTTTAGACTTGCCGAAGTGGATAATTTCGCGGTGGAAATTATCCACGCCGTGCTCAACAAGTCTCTGTTTTACTAGATCACTTGATCCGTAATACTTCATCCAATCAGACTCAGTAACAGATCTACGCTTGCGCGTTTTACCCTTCAAAGGTTTAAGTGTTTTTTTGGCCCAGAATTGCTTCTTGCCTACATACTTTTTTGAGTTGGTTTTGTCTGTGATAACGTAGACAAATCCAACCCATTTTTTTAATTCTTCTTCATCAGGTTCGTAAACCTTACCGCCATAGTGCCACATGACCACAATCCTTATACAACATATTAGTGCTAATGTTGTATATATGCCTTAGAATTCTTCGTCGTCATCTCCATCAAAGAAAGCATGCCCCGACACTTGGCCACACATAGAGCAAAATGAAGGTTCTTCTCTTTCGTCAACTACCACAACCCGAGTCTCTGAGCCACAGTAGTCGCATTCGCAAATGTATTCTGATAGTTTCAATTTTATGCCTCGCAGTTCTAATTTGTATAAATAGTAATGTAGGTCACGGAATTGCACTTCCCACCTACTCTAGAAACAAAAGGAATTCCAGTTCATGTATATATATATATGTCTATTATGTTTACGCCTACATCAGACTTGACGGCACACCCTACTATATAGGTAAAGGGAGGGGCAAAAGAGCATATTCAAAACAACATTCTGTATGGGTTCCTAATAGAGAATCTGGACAAATAGTTATACTTGAAAATAATCTTTCGGAAGTAGGCGCATTTGCGATTGAAAGAAGACTTATCAGATGGTGGGGCAAGAAACACGAAGGTGGACTACTCTACAATAAAGCCGATGGTGGTGAAGGTAGAAGTGGATATAGTATATCTCGGCCACACACAGAAGAATCTAAGCAAAAAATGTCTAAAGCAAAGCAAGGTAAAAGTTATCCGAGACTTACTTCAGCTAATAGAAAAACTGCCGAAAAAAGACGAAATGTCCGTCTATCTGAAGAACATAAAGCCAAAATATCTGCTGGCATGAAAGGTAGAGTTATGACAGAAAATCATAAAGCAAATTTATCTAAGGCTAATGTTGGTCGTCCAGTAAGTGACGAAACCCGTTTGAAAATGAAACTAAAAAATTCAGTCAAGTCTACCTGTCCACACTGTGGTAAAGGAGGTGGTGGTAGCGCAATGAAGCGCTACCACTTTGATAATTGTAAGTCTATTAAACATTCATCCTTCGCATGAAATGCATAGCATGATATCACGCACAAGTTCTTGTGCTGGATTAGATGACCGCTGGTAGTAGAAAGTTTTTACACCCAAACGCCATCCTTCAATAATCAACGCGTTTATGTCTTTTGTTGATGCAGTTGGTGGAATCATAAGATTGAGTGATTGGCTCTGGTCTATATATTCTTGTCTTGCAGCAGCCTGCTGAACAACATTAATAGGACTAATCTCAGAGAATGTCTTAAACACATCTTTTTCATTCTGAGTGAGAAAGTCAAGATGCTGAACAGAACCTTTCCTCATTAAGATTGAATCCCAGGTTGCATCATCATTCTTGCCGTAATGATCTAGACATCTAGCAAGATAACGGTTCTTATACGTGAAGGACCCTTTAGCCAAATCCTTAACAAAGTAGTTTGATGCAAGTGGCTCGATTGACGGCGATACTTGACCAAGGATAAATGATGAAGATGTTGTAGGAGCGATGGCGCAACGAGTAAGATTGCGTACATCATAACCCATAAGACCTGACGGAACACCATACTCTTCTGCCATTTCCTTTGATGCGTCAAGTGATTTTTCATCGATGAATCTACTAATTTCTTCAGTTAGTTCAAGTGCTTGGAATGACTCAAATGGGATCATTTTCTTCTGTAGAAGTGTGTGCCATCCAAGCTGACCAATTCCAAGAGCACGCCAGGTTTTTGCAAAGAGATTGGCCGACTCCATAAACTTAAGACCTTCTGTTTTGCGGATATATTCTTCCATAACAGCATCAAGGAAATATGTGAGAGTTTCTACAGCGTCAGTATATTTCCATTTGTCCCAGGTAGAAAGGTTCATTGATGATAGGTTACACACAAATGTCCATTCATCGCTTGATGGCAGACAGATTTCTGAGCAGAGATTTGACGCCCAGATAGGAATGTTTTTGTCTTTAAGAACCTGTGGTTTATTGTCATTCACAGTATCAGAGAAGAACAGATATGGATAACCAGTTTCCTTGCGCTTTCTGAGCACCTTAGCCCATACTTCGCGTTTGTCTGCATCGCCATCAATCATTTCCTGCATCCAGTAATCTGGAATAGTAACACCAATTGAGATATTCTGAATGGTTGCACCAGGTTCACGGATTTCTAGGAATTCCATAATATCAGGGTTATCAATGTTAAGATAACCAGCAAAAGCCCCGCGGCGAGTGGTACCTTGAGAAATAACGTCAGTGCCAACATCAAACAAGCGAAGGTAATGAACTGCTCCATCTGCTTTGCCTCCTCCTTTAATTTTACTACCACGTGGTCGAATATCACCAAAATATCCAGATGTTCCTGCGCCGAGTTTGGTTTGGACACCAACCTCAGCTGTTTTTTGTAGAATAGCCTCAATAGAATCTTCCACGTAAACACCATTACATGAAATAGGAAGCCCTGTTTCTTCACCAAAATTTGACCATACTGGAGAGGAAAGGCTATAAAAACCCTGACTCATATAATCATAGAACTTGTTAGCAAATCCCGGGTAGTCCAAGATTTCTTCTGCTGCTTCCGCAATTCTGCGTACGCGATCTTCAGGAGTCACACCTGGTTGTAAATACCCACGACTGAGGAACGTGCGTGAATCGTCGTTTAGCCATTTAAATGCCATTATATTTCCTTAAAATAAATCATCTGCTGATACGCCTTGACCACGGGCATAGTCTACTGGTCTGCCATTGAAAAAGTCAACCATGTTGGTTCCATATAAACCCTCATCAAACCATCTGGTTTCCTTAATCAAATCTTTGTCATATGTTAATTCACTTGAAAAGCCAATTTGCTCTAGTGATTCAACCATACGCTTCTTAATGAATTCAACTAGAATTTCTGAGTTCAATCCTGGTACTGAGTATTCACCCATAATCCAACGGATCACTTCCGACTCACAGCGGATTGACTCTTCACATTCAAGTCGAATACGATCTTCAAGTTCTTCGTCGAACAGTTCTGGATACTCTTCACGGAGTGTGTTAATCAGTTTAATACCGACCTGAGCATGAAGCATTTCTTCATTACGCGTGTATTTAACTTGCTGTGCTGTATCCTTAAGGATAGCTTTGTTTTTGTTCATATGCAAGATGATGTAGAACTGGCTGAACAATGACACATTCTCAACAAACAATGTGAATAGTGTGATAGCATAGATATACTGTTTACGGTCATCTGCATATACCTTCTTGAGGTACTTACGGAGATAGTCAACACGGCCAGCAACAACCGGGTGTTTCATGTTTTCTTCAAAGATGTCATTGAGCTGAAGAACTTCAAGGAGCTTTTCATATGCCATGTTATGGATAACTTCAGAGTTACCCATCGCGTATCCAAGATCACGTAGTGATGGATGTGGTAGGTTATCACCTAGGTTAGACCAAAATGTTTTCACCGCAACTTCTATCTGACCAATTGCTGATAGTGTGCGGACAAGGATCCGTCTTTCTTCTGGACTCATGTCAGTCTTAAACTGACTATAATCAGACGTGAAATTGAATTCATCAGGAGTCCAAAACCCACTCCAAATTGCTTCAATAAAATCCTTGGTCCAAGGGTACATGTCAGGTTTTCTTGAGATTTGTTCTTCGAATAGCATCTAATTTCTCCGGGTAAAGCTGTATAAGACATCGGTCCTGAAAACTATTTCAGGCAACAGCCTATATTGTTTTGATTTCTGATACCATTATATATAAGATCTCAGGTCTTGTAAACACTACATATTGCTATATTCACAAAATATTTTACACCATATTGCCTTAGTCGGCTGGTGGACCTGTTATTGCCTTTTCGTAGTAAGCAATAATTTCTTTCTGTTGTAGAATGTATCTACGGAGCTCTCCGACACCTATTGATAGGTTTTCATAGCCTTTTGGTGTGATCGCCATAAATGTGACCGATCCACCATGTTCATCAATCCTCTTCATAGCCTCGTCGAAGTTTTCTTCTGATACAACGAACCATTCACTATCCGGAAAGTCTATAGGTTTTGGCCAAGCCTGAATAGGGATATTACGTTCAGTAAATTTGGTCTGTGTTACAATCTCTTTATCAATAGAAGAGGTACAGTTACTCAGAATCAGCAGCGCTGGAATCAACAGGAGTAGTTTCATCTTTTAGTTCCTCTCTTAGTCTGTCAATAGCGTTGTTTATACGAATAGCAAATCCATCAGGATCAGCCTGAGCTTCTCGCACAATATCGATTTGGCTAAATCTTTTTCTTAATCCATCAAGTTTACCTTCAGCTGCCTGTAGGTTAGCCGTAAGCTCTCTATTGAGTTCTTCATTACGCTCTTGATTTTCTTCCATGGAGTCAACAGTCGCCTGAAGGGTCTCGGCTACTGTTTTGAGTTTGATGTTATTTTCACGTAGCAACGCAATTGTTGCCTGAGTCGATGTATAGTACCAATATACTCCACGAGACACAGAAGCAACCATTGCTATAATAAAGATTGCAACGTAAATTTTAATCATTTCTTATCATCCATATATTGTCTGAATCTTTTAAGAACAACCGGAGCTTTGTCCTTACGGCGTCGACGGTCTGTTACATTATGTGCTTTAAACCGAGGACCCATATTCTTCGTGTCATTAGGAATACCAGCAGATGCCGCAGTATTACCGAGCTCTTCTTCTAGCGGGTTTCTTTGTTTCATCTAACAATCTCCGATGATGTGATGTATACTTTTTTGTTTGTTCTGATATGAGTTGCTTCATAGATGTTAATTCCAAAAATAGTGCCGACTGGTTTCGCATCTTCGGCAACCTTTACCTTAGATCCTTTGGCAACTGTCATTTCAACACCTTCAATGATCTTTTCATTCTTAAGAATATAAACTCCTGGAGACAGTGTTTGATCCTTTAATACGAACCAATTGTTTTCTTCAACCAACAAATCAGTCGGATCAACACCAATGTCACCAAGACCCTTTAAAATCTTTTTCTCTGATACACTATAGTTTTCTTTAATAAGGTATAATGCGGCGGCATAAGACGCAAGCCGAGAGCTTCCACCTGGCGCTTTTGCCATAAGACGTTTCACATTAAATACAAGACGATGAAACGGTGTGTAAAAATTCTTAAACGCATCACGGTTTTCAATTGTATTCATTGAATAGTCTTTGTTGCGTTTTCCTGCAGCATCAATAATGCCTACCTCGAACGCTTTTGTTTTGTCAAATGGTGTTGTAAGAAGTGTGAGAAATCTAAATGTATAGACTAAATCACCAGCGCGTTTAATTATACCCATATTATAGTTCCTTAAGTTTTTTCTCAATGATTGGATCTGATTCAATATCAGCAAATTGACCAATTCGAACGTATTTTAAAAATTCTAAAAATGGTTTAACAGATCGCCAGTGATCGTCATTAAATTTTATAGCAAGTATTCTAAGACTTGCATATGGACCAAATACGTTAAATATGACTACAAGATGGTTTAAAATTAATCTCGTCTGTAAATCACCTGTTTCAATGTTTCTGTTTAAGAGTCGTTTAACGTACTTAAAACGTTTGAGGTCAGCATAAAACTCATCCGGATCTATTGTTCCTAAAGGTGAGTAATAATGCTTGACCGCAAACTTTACCAAATTTTCTTCAAGCAATTCATCATTATTCATATTATGTTATCTTTTTACCATTCCGGCTACTATATCTAGTAATTTTTTTCTTGAGGATCTACGGTCAAGCTCAACGCCAAATTCTTTACGAGCATATGCCTCAAGACCTTTTTTAGTCATTGCTTCAATATCATCATGGATACCATTAGTAGTAGTATCTATTACAATTTCTTCCTCAATTTTTACGCCGTTAAACGCGTCAATATCAGACTGTGAAAGTTTCTGTGACTTAAGTAGTTCCCCAGTCTTGGGGTGGCACCAACCCTTTAGAGTTGGTACCGCATTTTTTGCAAAATTAGGAGCTGCGATAGCCATTATTATTTCCCATCATTCTTTGGCATTGTTTTGTCGCCAGCATCATTGTCCCCAGTTCGCTTTGGTGCTTTCTTTGTCATTGACTTAAATGTCTTAAAGTTAAGAGCATTTGTTGCAAGCTCGTCAGTAGCCGGATTCATTGGTGTTGTTCTATCTAGCTCTTTTTTAGCGGATGGTGAAAGACCTTCGCCACGAGGAGAGCCATTGTTCATGTTACCATGATTCACTGCTTCATTTTTACCCGACATAGTTGGAGCATCATGTGTACCTTTTTTAAGGCGGCCAATGATTCGACCACCGCTATTAGCTACAACGAAATCACCGTTGTTTGCAACAGAGGTTCTATGACCGTGGTCTTTTGGCAGTCTTGTTTTACCAAGAGCTTTTAGCATAAGTTTATGGTTGGCATCGGTTTTAGCTTCGTCTAGTTCAACTTCTTCGTTCATCATTTTTCTGTGCAGCGCCTTAACTTGCTTTGCCCCAAGGATTACCATGTCCTTTCCGAAGGACGATGTTTGTACAAAAGTAATGCCACCATCAGCTTCGTGAACAGCTTTAACACCGCCACCCAAATCTTGGATTACTTTTTTAGCTTCATC